CAATACTCCAGGCAAATAAAGATATGGGAGGGGGTAAAATGCTTCTCAGTTCCATGGGTTTACTTAAATTTGAATTTTCAAATGAGGGAACTCATAGTGAATATTTTATGGTGCGTAGAGCTGAAACTGACTTTTAAAATTTCTTAAAACCTGCGGGGTATATCGCACAATGGTTCGTATATTACCATTAAATAAATAAATCAAGTTATATGTCACAAACAACTATTAAAGATCCTTCTTTAGAACCCTATTTTATAGGGAAAGATTCTCATTGTTACACCGTATATGAGACTGTATCTCCTAAAAAGAAAAGATTAGGGAAAAAATTACTAAAAGGAGAAGTACTTCAAGACTATGAAAAACCTCAAGGTCATTACTCAACATTTGGGTCGGCTTTACAAAGGATAGCAAAGGAAAAATTAAACCGTGAGGGAAAAAATTACTCTAGTGTCCGGGGGTATTTAGAAGAATGGAATAAAATATTAACAGAATTAAAAACATTACAAAATTACAAAAAACTATGAAAGAATTAAAAGCACTATTCAACGCCGTTATAGTTAAACCTATAGAAGCGGAAGAATCAACCTATGGTTCAATAATTGTTCCTGATATGGGGAATGAAAAAAATACAATAGGTGAAGTTATATCTGTTGGGCCCGGTCAAAGCACCTTGATGGGAGAGTTTATTCCTACTATTAGTAAAGTTGGGGACGTTGTAGTTCTACCAACTCAAGGATTTACCAAACTCCCATTTGAAGGAGATGATTATCTTGTAGGACCCGAAAATCAAATACTTGCAGCAATAACAACTAAACAATAATATATATGAAAAAAGAAATTAAATTTGGATCTCAAGCAAGAGAAGAATTAATGAAAGGTATCAATCAACTAGCAGATGCTGTTGTGTGTACTTTAGGACCAAATGGAAGGAATGTACTAATCGATGAATCTGGTCATAACGGTGATGTAAAACCTATCCATACCAAGGATGGTGTTACAGTTGCTAAACATATTGGAGTTAATGATTTAACACAAAATCTAGGAGTCCAAATGGTTAAAGAAGCAGCACTGCAAACTGCAGAAAAAGCAGGAGATGGTACAACTACTTCTACACTATTAGCTCGTGAGTTAATTAAGTCTGGTTTAAAACATCTTAATAATGGTGAAAATGCTGTTGATATTAAAAAAGGAATTGATGCCGCTGTAAAAGAAGTTGTAACATATCTTAGAGACACGATTTCTCAAGAAATATCAAGTGAAGACCAACTAGAACAGATTGCAACTATATCAGCTAACAATGATATTGAAGTTGGAAAATTAATTGCTACCGCAATCGAAAAGGTAGGACGTGATGGTGTAGTACACATTGAAGAATCAAAATCAGGAGAAACATACCTTGAAACTGTAGAAGGGATGCAGTTTAATAGGGGATACAAATCTCATTTCTTTGTTACTGACAACAATAGTATGAGTTGTACTTTAGAAGATCCTTATATTTTAATAGCAGATCATAAATTTACTACTGCTAAAGAATTATTACCAATTTTAGAAAGTATTTCTACTACAAATAAATCCCTACTGATTATTGCCGAAGATATTGAAAATGAGGCATTAGCTACCCTAATTGTTAATAAAGCAAGAGGTATTTTAAAAGTAGCAGCAGTAAAAGCCCCAGATTTTGGAGATAGACGAAAATTAATCCTTGAAGATATTGCAACTCTAACAGGAGGTACAGTATTTGATAAAGATAAGGGAATGAAACTTGATAAATTTTCTTATGATTGGTTTGGAGAAGCTCGAACTGTTACAATATCTAAAGAAGAAACTACTATAGTTGATGGTAAGGGTGATGAAGATGCCATTGATCAAAGAGTTAGTGAGTTACAGACACAAATTTCAAAATCAGATACCCCATTTGTTACTGAACAATTACAAAACCGTTTAGCTAAAATGGTGGGTGGTGTTTCTATTATCCATGTAGGTGGACATACTGAAGTAGAAATGAGAGAGAAAAAAGATCGTGTAGATGATGCACTTCATGCTACAAAAGCAGCATTGGAAGGTGGTATTGTTCCTGGAGGAGGAGCGGCATTATTACATTCACGTGATGTTATTAGTCTTGATGGTATAGGTTCTAAAATTGTATATGAGGCATGTGGTAAACCATTTGAGCAGATACTTTTAAACGCAGGTTATACGTCAACTGACGCCCAAATGATTGGTAAGCACCAAATAATGACCTCAACAGGGTTTTGGAGTGGTTATAATCTTAAAACAAAAGAGGTTGTAAATATGTTAGATGCCGGTATTTTAGATCCATCTAAAGTAACAATAACAGCATTAGAAAATGCATCATCTGTAGCAGGTACAGTTTTACTTACAGAATGTTCTGTAGTAAACCAACCAGCCCCAGAAACTCCACCACAACAACCAATGTACTAGAATGAACAGTAATACAACCGAAAAAGTAGAACATAATGAATTAATAGCTCAACGTGTCCCTCCAGGGGACCGTTGGTCATTAGTTAATGACCCTAAAAAGGAAGTATTTAAAACCCTTACGGATGTTTTAGAAGCATTTTTGCAAAATACAGGATTTAAAGGAGCTTATAGATTAGACCCCTTAGATAGTAAGCTTTATGCTGTGCAAGAACATGAGTATGAGGTACCTAAAGAAGAACCTAAAATGTATTCATTATATGGGGAATTCAAACAAGGAGCTTAATTTGGATATTAATAAAATATTTCGTATATTTAAGTTATGATAAAAACAGAACACACATTATTAGTTGAAAGGTATAGACCTACCAAACTAGAAAATTATGTAGGAAATGAGCACATTAAACAGGCAATTTCCAGCTATTTAGGTCAAAATGATATTCAAAATCTAATATTTTATGGACCTGCCGGAACTGGAAAGACAACACTTGCTAAACTTATTGTTAAAAACCTTAATTGTGATCATCTTTATATTAATGCCTCTGATGAAAGGGGGATTGAAACTATTAGAGATAAAGTATCGGGTTTTGCGAGCACAGCTAGTTTTAAACCACTTAAAGTGGTCATTTTGGATGAAGCTGATTTTCTTACTATCCAAGCGCAGGCTTCTCTCCGCAATGTCATTGAAACCTTTTCTAGAACGACTAGGTTTATAATGACTTGTAACTATGTGGAGCGTATTATAGATCCTTTACAATCACGTTGCCAAGTATTAAAAATAGTTCCCCCAACAAAAGTAGATGTTGCCAAACATATTGCTTGGATTTTAGGAGAGGAAAATACTGAATTTGAATTAGAAGATATTAAGGTAATAACCAACCAATTCTACCCAGATTTACGTAAATGTTTAAATACTATTCAACTATCCACTCAGGATAATAAATTAGCTATTGATAAATCTATACTTGTATCATCTAATTATATGAATCAAGTATTAGATAAATTAAAATCTAAATCCCAAATTGGAGAGAAATTAGACAAATTATAGCTAATGCTAATATTAAGGATTTTGAAGAGTTTTATCGTTACCTATATGATAACTCATCAACATACCTACCAGGAAGTGAAGGGATGGTTGCAGTTTACATTAATGAGTATAGTTACCAAGCTAATTTTCGTATAGATAAAGAAATAAACTGTTTAGCACTAATATCAAAATTAATAGGATTAAAATAAATAATAAATAAAAACAAGATGGAAGACCAAAAACAACAAATGAATCTTAATGTAGATTTAAAAAACACTCAAGTAGTAGAAACAAAAGAAGGAAATGTAGTATTCCAACAAGGGGTAGTTTTACGTAAAGTATCAAAGTTCTTAGTAGGAGCAGAAGAAGATGCTGTAATGCCTATTCCTGTATTTTTTGACCCCATATCAGGTAAGATCCTAAAAGATACAATACCTGCAGAGTTAAGAAAAGATTATGAGGAACACATGATTGATGGGTAAGACAGAAATTTCAAATATTTTTGGATGGCTGGATGAGATAACATTAAACAAGTCTCATCCAGATTCATTCTCAGAATCTTCATGGGATAAATGGAATTCTTATATGGTTCATAGATATATGTCTATGAATTTGGGTTATATAGACGTTGTAAATTATGTACAAAAGATAAGCCCTCAAAATAAGAAACAGATTTATACTGTTTATAAAGAAATGATTCCTAGAAAGAAACTTTGGCTCAAATACATTAAAAACCAAAATAAAAACACATACCAAGAAATATCAGAATATGTTTCTAAATATCATGAATGTTCTATAGAAGAATCAAACCAGTACATCTCACTATTAGGGCCTTTAGGGGTGAAAGATATACTATCTAAAATGGGGGTAGATGAAAAAGAATTAAAAAAAATAATCAAAAAATCAAAATTAAAATGAAACTATTATTACATATGTTACGTACATCTGCTGAAGCAGATAAAGCAAAAGCCCTATTATCCCTTGACTTATTAGGTAACAAAGCTGTAGGTATTGGAGACCATTCAACATCTGATTTATATAAAAATGGAGAAGAAGCCCTTGCTATGTTAGTGGATGCCGATGATAGAATAGCAACATTAGATAAATATTTTGACACTAAAGGACAGCTAAATGGGTAGTTCAATATCAAAATATCTTACAGATACCCCAGACCATGTAGGTATTGACGCACGATCAGAAATAAGAAAGGAATTAGAAAAAGTTATGAGTGATAGAGAAATTATGAATGCAAAAAATCTTATTAATGCAAAAAATCCTAAAAAAATTCAAGAATATATTGATGATGAGGTTAACCAAACAATCACTATTTTTGAAGAAGGGTATCCAGAACTATCCAAAGAATTTAAAAATATCCAAAACGAAATGTACGAAATGTTTGCTCGTAAACATTTAGACTATGGTTTAAATAACATAGCTTTAGGGGGAGATATTATTAATAATAGCGATGATAAAAAATTCTCATTAACTGGATTAGCCATTAGATTAACCGACAAAATATCACGTTTAAGAAATTTAATGGTTAACGGGAAAAATTATGTCAAGGGTGAAGGTATGGAAGATACTTTTATTGATATAGCCAACTATGGTATAATAGGTTTGTTGGTTGGTAGAAATAAGTGGAAGAAATAATATGGGAAAGAAAAAGAAAATACCACAAATAGTAAGGGAGATACAAAACAACCCCCCGGAACCTGTTAACTTTGCATTTGAGAAAAATATATCATATTCTCAATTATCTATGTACACCCAATGTCCTAAAAAATGGGCGTTAAATTATAGAGATGGTCATAAAGTAAGAGAACAAAGCATCCATATGACTTTCGGAACAGCTGTACATGAAACACTTCAAATGTATCTTGATGTGATGTATAATGAAAGTGCAGCAGCTGCGGATCGCATTGATCTTGAAGAAGACTTTGAGGGGAGATTAAGAGAGTGCTATGCTAAAGCCTATAAATCAAATAAAGACATACACTTTAGCTCCCCAGAACAAATCCGAGAATTTTATAATGATGGGGTTGAAATAATCTCATATGTAAAACAGAATAGAAGTAAGTATTTTTCAAAACGTGGGTGGTCATTAGTGGGTTGTGAGGTGCCAATTGTAATAGCACCTAATCCACGTTTACCTCGCGTTAAATACATGGGCTTCCTTGATGTCGTGTTATACCATGAAGATACAAATAAGTTTGTTATAATCGATATAAAAACCTCAACTAATGGGTGGAATGTTAATGCTAAAAAGGATAAATCAAAACAACACCAGTTAGTTTTATATAAGAAATTCTTTGCT